GGTACAAAGGCAGACATAAGATCTACCCACTCACCATTAATCTTAATGCCAATGTTTCCCATTTATGCTCTCGCCTTCTGTGGTTCCCATTTACCCTGACTATTAACTACATACCATAGGGCAGGGCATTTAGGCTCGCCCCCTTGATGATTAACGACAGAGCACATAAAGCCACCCCATGCCTTGCCATTCTTCTCACCCTCACGCCATTGCATGTGTCCATGCTTGCATGATGGGCTTTCCTGTGCTTCACCTGTTCCCATTACAGCTGCAATAGTTTCCATTGCTTTGTCAAGCGTGACAGGTGCATCTACTACGCCCCGATACTCTCCAACAGGTGTAGTCCAGTAATCCTGATCATCTGGCTTAACATCTTGCACCGGTGGCTTTGCTACTTTTGTAGCAACGACCTTAGTCATTTCCTCTCGGCTTGGTCTTTTTCCTTTAGGCGCATAACCTGCATTTGCAAGTGCTCTGCCGATTGCCGAAGTCTCGCAATTCTCCAGTGCTGAAGTCTGATTAACACCGCGACTAGACACTGTCTCCTCAGCGTATCCCGTTGCCCACGCAACGCCATCGCTAGCATCCTTAAATAGATACGCCTTAACAATGTATCGAGTTGCCTCGACCACTTCAAGCTCTGTTGCAATGCGGAATGATGGATAATCCTTAATAAACTTTTCAAGTCTTACCTCCACTGGCTCGTATTCGGCTAGATTAAACATAAAGATCGTTCTCCTCTGTAGCTAGTTGTCCAGCTAGTGCTCCGTATGAGCATAGATCGACCCAGTTGTCGATGTGTTGGGCTGACTGATTAGTCCTTGCAAGTTTAACCAAGACCATGATCCCTGCGACTTGATAGTCATGGATCGGTGTTTGTAGATATGCTGAGAGAAGCATTGCTGTGTGCTGCAAGTTATCCGCAGGATGACCGTACGATAGCCCACGGTCACGGATCGTGTCTGTGGCTGTGAGTAAGATTTCACTGGCTTTCATTCCTGCCCCTTATAGCTGCGACCTCTGTGATAGCCATCGCGTACGCCCCTTTTATATGATGTTTTCTGCACATCTATGATGACTATAATAAATCCTATAATCATGCCAATGATGCAGATAAGAAGTAGCTTGTCTGTGTTCGCCATTATGCCACCTCACAGCGGCATTGCCAGTCGTCAGCTTCTAGGCACATGCAGTCATAACCCGCACGATAGTTACTGCATGGGTTCTGATAGTGGTGCATCATTGCTGAGATGTATGTGGCTTTTTCACATAAATCGCAATAAACTATTTCAACTCTTTCCATAGTTTGCATTTACTAACCTAACTGTATCCAGTGCCCTCGACTGGCTTACAGGATTAGTGTGACACAACAACACGACAAAAATGCGCTTATTCGTATAACGATTCGATAACGAAAAAACCAGAGGCTAGCGTGGTCTGCCGTAGGACTTTCCAGCCACAATGAATGTGCCGTCCTTCTCGATGTGAATAAGATCGACCTGAACCTTAGCCTTATTAACATAAATAATAGCGAAAGCCTGCTGCCAGTTAGCCACGCCCTTCGTGTACGCAGCTTGCTTAAAGTCCATAAGATTGCCTACCTCAACACCATGTAGGACACGCCCTATACGGCCTCCAGAAGCCTCTGAGAAGGCCGAACGCCCTGCTCTGTGAGTATGACCTGAGATGACATTCTTGCCGTGCCTACGGGCTGCCTCAAGGGCTGAGAGCCCTCCCTGTGGCTTGATAGGGGTATGGTCTCCATGCACAGCAATCCAGTTAGGTGCAATAGGCATAGGATTCTTATGGAAGGTGATACCTAGCTCATCGAACTTCATAAACTTCTCAAAGCGCAGCTCTGGCAGTGCACCGAATGCAGGGACTTTAGCCATGATGATGTTATACAGGCGATCTGTGTGATTGCTACGAATGCAATCTGTTACGCCTAACTCCCAGAGAAGCTGCACAGCCTCATTACGATCATCGTCTAGGGTCTGAGCGTATGAGCCCATGCGCCCTTCTTCCCACTTGCTTATCTGGGGAAGGTCGATCTCATCGCCAATAGTGACTACTTGATCTGGCTTAAACTTAGAGATGAAACTAGCAAGGTTACGGGTTGCAACCCTGTCGTGATAAGGGACTTGCAAGTCCGAGACTACGACAATTCGCTTAATCGTCATCCTCGTCTTCGTAATCGCCAAACTTTTCAGGCGCGATAGGATCAGGCAGAATCCAGTGAGGGTAAGCCTGTGGCTCTGTAATCATAAACATGGCTACATCCTCAGCAAAACCTGCACGCTTCAGAGAGCAGAAGTATTCATAAAGCCCAATGCAATAAGCATCAAGCTTTGAGTAGCCTTGCTCCTCTAATGCCTTAGTTGCTTTTCTTGCCATAGCAGAATGTTACCTGTCAAGTAATATGTTATAGATTTCATCGACTCGCGTGTTGAGTCTTTTAATCTCTGACAATAGATGCGTGATGACATAGCCAGACAACCCACCCAATGCAGCAATGGTGGCGATGTAAAGGGTGAAGAAGTCTGCCTGTGTCACTTCTTGTCTACCTCGTCAATAGCTGCCTCTAGTGCATCGACAATGATGTCAGCTGCTGACTTACGAGCGCGATATGACTTGATAGCTGTGCGCAATGCTGGCAATAGTGCAACGCCTGCAATGCCCGCAATGATGAGAAGTAGATTATCCATTAGATGCTCCTAACATAGGTACTTGAAAAAAAGCCCCGTCATTATCAGCTTCTTTCTTAAAGCTGACATGCATGTGCTTAGTATGTTTGTTAGCCCCTGTGTACTTGCGCCACTTCCAGTTAAGGATGTGGGAACAGATTCGTCCATCGTAAATGATGTAACTAATACGCTTGTCTGCTTTTGACTTGGACAAGGTACGAAGCTGATCAGCAAGATCTCCCATGATGTCTGGCTTTCCGCCCTTAAATAAGTCTTTGTCCACATCAATGGCGCGTACCCAGCCTTGCTCATCAGGATTATGATCTGACTTGCGAGCAGCGTGTCTGGTATCACCGACCCAACCATCCGATGTGCGGTCACGATCTGGGAACGAGTCATCAATCTGCTCTCTTAATTGGATAGCAGCTTTAGAGAGTTTTACCTTCATCCAAGTAAAAGCTTCGCTTCATCCTCAGAGATGCCAAGCTTCTCAAGTAGCGCAGCCTTAGCCTCAGCCTTAGTTGCTGCTTCTGTTTCTGCAGCTACGCGGTCTGCTTCTGCCTGTGCTGCTGCTGCTTCATTGGCTGCAATTTCATCGGCTGTCAATGGACGCTCGATAACCTCACCTGTTTCGCAGTTGATTTCGATTGCTGTTGTCATTGTTGCTCCTTATGAGTTTTTGATGCCGTATAGATAGAAAGATGAACCTGAGACAAAAGTGTCACCATCGGCAGTAAGAGTTACTGAAGTGATTGCACTAGTAATGTTAGAAAGGCCAGCATTAACATCAATGTAACTGGCCGTGGCATTGTTTTCTGTGACTGAGAAATTACTGACAGGCTTACTTGTTGTCGATAGATAGTTAGGCAGGTACATTTCCCAGTTGCTAAAAGTGTTCGCAGTATAAGTTGAATCTGTCAAACTAAAATACAGATAAGTCGCACTTGATGTTCGACCGCTGCTGGCACTTGATCCAGTACCGCGCAATCGCGTAACCGAGTATCCGCTTGCTTGACCATTAAAGGTGGTTGCTATTACGCAAGTGCCACCACTTGAATTGCGAGTAGATGCCTTCAACACTAAATCCGTATAAGTACCAGGAATAGAAGAGAATGTAACAGATGCAGCTGAACTGCTAAGGACATTAGATGAGATGAGTGTGTAGGTATTAGGCATTTTTTATCCCATACAGAGTCGCGGTTGTGCCAGCTGACCAAGTGTTACTACTAGACAAAAGTAAATCAATTTGCGTAATTGCAGCAGTGTTAGCCCATAAACCGACTTGGCGCATTACTTGACCTGAGCCGTTTTCATCGTGTGATGATGTCATTAAGCAAGTTTTATTTGTAGAACCTGCATAAGAGAAAACATCAACAGTATCCAGTGAAGGGGTTGAATCTCCTGTGTCCTGACTATTTAAATCCAAGCGTGGGTAAGATGTAGAACGACCAGATGTAGCAGATGACCCATCACCTAAAATCCAAGTGTTGCTGTATCCAGTAGTGCTTGAATTGAATCTTAAAAACTTTGTACCACCTGAAGCAGTAGCGACTAAAACTAATCTCAAATCAGTCCAAGATGATGCAATGCTGGAAAAAGTAATAGATGCTGCTGCACTACCTAAAGTCGTGGTAGCGATTGGCTCATAAGTTGCTGGCATTTACGCTCCCTTGATTCCGTATAGTGAGAAGACTGAAGTATTGCTAAACCCTGTTCCAGTCCTAAAAGATAAAGATGTAATAGCTGCTGTGTTAAACCACGCTCCGCTTGAAAGATTAATTGTCTGAGTAGTCGCTCCATTAGTGTCGCGCCCAGCGATCATACGGGCGGTCTTGTTTTTTGTAGTTACAGAGTAATCTTGAACATCTAGAATACCTACTCCGTAAGTCGTTCCTGTTGCTGGCAAAACAGCAGCAGTCAAACAAGGGTAAGTCACATTTGCTGCACCATTTGAATACGCGCCCGTTCCATCACCATTCAGAGCATGGTATGAATAATTAGCTGCTGTATCTCCATTAAATTGAATGTAAAGGCCTTCGTTGCTTGTTGCATTGTAAGTATTGGCAATCCATCTAACCTGTAAATGTTTGTAAGTTGATGGAATACTTGAAAAGGTGATAGTAGTAGCAGCACTGGAAGCTATGATAGTGGCGATGGACTCGTAAGCCCCAGCTCCACCACCTGCGCCACCACTGTCTAAGACAGATACGAATGAATTAAGCAATTCCACCCACCACATACCATGTGTCTGTGCCAGTCTTAATGCAAGCTGCTGACTTGTATTGAGCAAGTGTAGGTGCTGCTGCAACTGCGCCACCTGATAGGACTGTGGTCGTGCCAGATGTTACAGCTGAGATTGTGCAGACTCCCACGCCAATGTTAAGCACTGTCAGCACAGTACCGATAGGAAAAGCAACAGATGCGTTAGTAGGGATCTTAAAGGCAATCGCTGTTGCCTTGTTCATGATCTCTAGCACTTGGTACTGGTCAGCAGAGACTGCTGTATAGTCGGCTGTGTTCGCTGTGCCAATGGTGAAGGATGTGAGTCCGTTCATCTGGCTTGCTGCCAAAACCTGACCTGTGCTAAATGGGAAACCTGTTGCCATGATGCTCCTTAGTAACTGAAAACGCTAGTGTCTAGAATACCGTATAATGTCGAGTCAAGGATGAAACCATCGATGATCGGCTCTGCTGTGCCGTAGCGCACTTTCCACGAATTAGGTGTGATTGAGTGAGCAACATTAAAGACCTGCACTGTCTTAGATAGCGTGGTGCTATTAGGCTGGGTCGTAGTGATACTGACAGGGGTAAAGAAGTCCATTGTCAAAGCTGCAACAGTGCCAGCCGTGTAGTTATCCTGCTGAAGATCTAGAGTCAGCTCGTCCACGCGGGTTGAAGTCTCTTTACGAGATGCGATGAAAGCCTGTGCATAATCTAAAGCCTCCGCATCGGTCTGCATGAGAAGCCCCGATTGGTTATAGCTGTGGGTAAAGTACTTAGCAATAGAGGCAGCATCGCTGACGGTCTGGACTGTGCCACCTGTGCGTGTGACGGTTGCTAGGTTATAGATCTGAGTATCGTCAAAGACCCACTTAACATCAAAGTAACCAATTCCTGTGCCATCGTCATTAAACACAATAGGTGTGCCTGCGATTGTACCGACTGTCACATTGCGATCTTGGAAAGCGCATCGACCCTGCGCATCCATGTAGATAGCACCATACTCAGTAGTAGCAATAGTCTGCAAAGCTCCTAGTGCTGTGCGCTGTGTGGCTGGATCTGCCTGCACAGTAGTTAAGCCTGTGTCAATATCGCGTAGGGCTAAAGGCCAGCCGATAGTGTCTAGGATCTTGCCAATGCGTGAGCCTGTGGTCTCACCTGCAACAGCATCGACTACGCCAAAAAATTGTGCATTCTGGAAAAGTCTAAAGCCATCTACTGCCGTTACTGTGGTATAGACAAGATCACCCTCGAACTTAGGGGTCGTAGTGTTATAGCCTGTGATGTAGCCAGCAAAGATTGGGTAAGTCGTACCGCCGTATGTTGCAGTAATAGTCATCTTACGCATAGGGCTCAAATATGTGTAGTAAGGCGATGCCGTATTTTGCGGGTTGAAGTCACCATTCTGGTCGATGATGCGAACTGAAGCTGTGCCAGTCTGAAAAACCTCTGCTGAGATCTGTCTGCCTCGATTAGTCTGTACTGAGTCAATAAGGCTAGAAACATCGACAACAAGGCTTGCAGGGCTATCTGAGAGGACATCTGCACCATCTAGTACGGATGAGTCAAGTATAAACGGATAGCCGAATGAAGCCCCTGTAGAAAAGTCAATGACTACATTGATAACTGGTCTGGTCACAAAGAACCAACCCTGACTAGTGCGTCACCTCTGCTATTTAACTTAATAATAGAATTTTGAATTAAGTTGGTTAGCTCGTCAGGGTTAGCAATAGTGTTAGCGTACACATTTACCACTGGAGCTTTAGAGCCTCCACTGTTCATGTTAGGACTGTAGCCACCAAAATCACCGACCGAGTATTGATAAGCAATTAGATCTCGTAGATCCGATGCATTCTGCATATCTAGTAAATCTGCAAAAGCATTCGCCCGAGCAGTAGCTGCATCTGCATATTCTAGGATAGCCGCGATAGAGCCGCCTGCTGTTGAGATAGGCGCAATGAAGTCTCCTGCTGGAATGCCAGAACCTAGCGACCCGCTTGTCGGTATCTTGGCTTTGCTTTCGGTATTAGCCTTAGCCAGTAAGTCAAGCATCTCTCGGATCTTAGCAAGTGCTGCATCTAGGTTGCCTAGATTGATTAGGTCGGCTGGCTTAAGACCTTCAAGGATTGATTTAATATCTTTTAGCTTTAAGTCTTGGTTAGTAAGAGCACCGAGAATCTTGAGGTCAGCGTTCAACTTCTCGGTTGCCTTAACAATGGCTGCCTCATCCTTAGCAGCAATAGCATCCTCAAGATTTGAAATAGATTGCTTTACATTTAGGCGAGCAGTGTCATTAGCGATCTGGAGTCTTTGTGTGTCAGTGGTGGACTTGGCTAGTTGCTCGGCTTGATTCTTAAGAGCTGCTGCATTCTGGATCTTGTCCATGTCAAAGACATCGTTGCCCTTATTCAGAGCCAGTTGCGCCTTATCAATAGCCAGTTTTAATCTAGCAGCCTTTAATGCTGCTATTTCCGTTGCTGTAAGTTTCTTTTTAGCCGCTAAAGTCTTAACGACATACTCAGCCTGTAATCTGGCTAAATCTGCTAAACCTTGTGCCTCTACACCGCTGCCAGCTGGAACCCGACCAGCCTCAGCAAGAAGGCTAAGATATGAACCAAGAATGGGGATGAGTTGAACATAATCTTCAATGCCGGCATTCTTGAACCCCGGAATTTTGTTTAATTGACCAGCTAGTATGCCAATACCGCGAATAACATCTGCAATGTAAATAGCCGTGTTCTGCATTGCAGTTGCTAGGTTATCGACTGAATCTTGATCACCTAAATTTTTAAGTGCATCGATTAAACCTGTACCGATAATCTCAGAAGCATTAGCAGATGCAACTGCTAACTTATCGATTGAGCCCTGAAATGTATTCGCAGCTTGTGTTGCTGCTCCTTTAAATGTTGTTTCAAGTTGCCCAATGATATCTTCAAACTTGCCAGCTTTAAGATCTGCCTTTGAGATGCCTACGCCTAAACGAGACAATGCAGCGTTATTGCCTAGGTATGCACGACTCAATGCTCCTGTTACAGAACCTAAATCCTTGCCAGTTGCAGCACTTATGTCTAATGAAAGATTAAGAAGTCTTTGTGCTTCACTAGTATTCTGTGTCGCGACCGCTAGTGTCTGATACGCGGGTCTCAACTTGTCATCGAGAATGCCGAACTCGCTTTGTAGTCTCTGGATGTAATCCTCAGAAGATGCTGCATCTCGACCAAGTCCAACATTCTTAAGAGCTAGGGCTAATTGCTTTTGTGCTTTCTCATCTTCTGCTGCTGCCTTAACTGCTTTTTTACCATAAGCAAGAATCTGCTGACCACCAAAAGCCAGACCTAAAGCCCCTGCCAATTTCTTGACATTCTTGCTCATCTTTTCTGTTGCTGTATCAGCTTGTCTAAAAGCCTTCTTGCCAGTAAATTCGGCAGCAATATCAATTTTCACATCTGCTGCCATTAGTTGCCCTTCACTCTCTGTTCAAATTTCATTTTAGAATCTTCAATTGCTTTAACAACTGCTGCGTTAGCCTTGCCTTGATCTTCTGCCCATGCACGAAAGATTGCGCGACCCTTCATCTTACGAGAAGCGCGACCTGCCTGCCCTGTTTCTCTTTGATAAGCATTAACAATAGGTGAAGTGCGACTCATAGCATCGATGAATTGTTGACCAGCGTTAGGGTTATTGCTGACAGATTCGCCTTTAGATCCTGACCGAATTGTCTTTCCAAAATTAGAGTGACTAGGTGCTACTACTTTAACTAATGGAGCTTGAGGTCTGCCCTGTGGATTTAATCGACCAGCAGTTTCATATATAGAGCCAGATGGTGAAGCATTAACGATGCGAGCAAGGGCGCGAAAACCTGAACGATTAGGCTTTGAAGGAGATGTTTTATAGCCAACACCACGCTTGGCTTCAGAAGATGACCAGACTCGATTACCCCAAGTGCCATTACCGCTTTTAGCCCATCCACTTAAAGGCGTGCTAGATGGAATGAACCCACGAGCCTTGACAGTAATCGGCTTAAGAATTGCTGCGATTTCTTTCTGAGTTTCTTTAGCAAGATCAGGTGTAAACTCTCTAAGGGCTTTACGAAGTGCGATTGCGCCTTTTACCTCTGTTGGCATCGCTCACCTCTTTCGCTTCATCCTTGAGCCCCTG